CGGCGCTGGATCGAGGCCGCACAGGAGGCATAGGATGGCTTGGAGCCTGACCGAGGTCACGGCGCCCTCGACAGAGCCGCTCAGCACCGCAGAGGCCAAGCTGCACCTGCGGGTCGATGTCGACGATGACGATACGATCATCGCCCGGCTGATCACGGCGGCACGGCGCAAGGTCGAGCAGTACACGCGGCACGCGCTGATCACGCAGACCTGGCGCATGAACATGAGCGGTTGGCCAGAGGACGGGGATGCGTTCAAGGTCCCGCTTCCTCCTCTGCAGTCGGTGAGCAGTATCAAGTACAAGGACACCGATGGTGATGAGAGCACTTGGGACAGCGGATCCTACATCGTCGACACGGATCCCACGCCGGGCAAGGTCGTGCTAGCCCACGGCGAAAGCTGGCCCAGCACGGCCCTGTACCCGACCTCTCCGATCGCGGTCACATTCGTGGCTGGGTTTGGGGACGCGAGCACGGACGTGCCAGAGGACATCCTGGCCGCCATGCTGCTGCTGATCGGGCACCTCTATGAGAACCGAGAGGCGACGGTCGGCGTGGGCAATATCCAGGTCCTGCCGCTGGGCGTGCAGTCGCTCCTCTGGGACTATCGCGCCAAGGCGCTGACGTTCTGATGAGAGCCGGCAGACTGAGACACCGGGTGACGATCCAGAGCCCGGTCAACGCGCAAGATCAGTACGGGGCCAAGACGCCGTATGCCTGGGTCGACCTGGACACGGTATGGGCCAGCGTAGAGCCGCTGCGCGGCCGCGAGTACATCGACGCGGAGGGAGAGGGCGCGGAGGTCACGACCAAGATCGTGATCCGCTATCAAGACAATGTCGGGCCCGAGTGTCGCGTGGTATGGGACACGCGCGTATTCGACGTCATCAGCGCGATCAATGTCGAGGAGCGAGACCGGCAGATCGAGCTGATGTGCAGGGAGATCCTCTGATGCGCGTTAAGGTACAGATCGAGGGCGGTGAGGAACTGCTCGCCGCACTGCGCAAGATGGGTCCCAGCGCGGAGAAGGCGCTCGAGGATGCCGTGCTGGCAGGCGCCCAGGAGATCGTCGAGGCCGCCAACCCGCGCGCGCCCGAGCCGCTGATCCGCGCTGAGGTCACGGACGCGGGCAAGGGCAAGGTCGAGGCGAGTGTCGGCATGCCCGACGATAAGTGGTACTGGCGCTATCTGGAGACCGGTGCGACGTCGCACGAGATCACAGGGCAGCCCGTCGCCTTTGAGGGCGAGCGGGGCCTGGTGGTCACCGGCGGGGTACGCCATCCTGGTATGGCGGCGCGCCCGTTCCTGCGGCCGGCATTCGACAGCAAGCAGGATGCAGCCAGGGACCGCACTGGCGAGGTGCTGCGCAAGGCGATCGAGCGATGACGATCGAGACCGGTCTGGTCAGCAAGCTCACAGGCACCGCTGCAGTAAGCGCCCTGATCGAGTCGCGGATCTATCCGCTCTTTGTGCCACAAGAGAGCCCGATGCCTGCGCTGGCTTACCAGCGCATCAGCGGGCGGCCGACGTACAGCCACGATGGAGACGAGGGCCTGGGCTGGGCGCGCATCCAGATCACGTGCCAGGCCGAGAGCTATCAAGGAGCCAAGGACCTGGCCGCGGCAGTGCGGGCAGCGCTGAGCGGCGCCTCGGGCGTCTGGGACGATACGACGGTCGATGCAGCGTTCGTCGAAAATGACCGCGACGGCTGGGCCGATGCACGCGAGGCACCCGTGGTGCGGCTCGACGTGACGGTATGGTATCAGGAGTAGGGAAATGACCGAACAGAAGGAAACGCCGCGCTATACGGTCGGCAAGTGGCACGATCTGCCCAACTATGAATGCACGCAGTGCCCATTCTCGACGCTCGACAAGGCCGAGATGGAGGAGCACTGGCAGAAAATGCACGCGCCCAAACCTAAGCCGCGGCGCGTCGTACCGCAGCTGGTCGACCGGTTTGGCAACCCGCTGACGGTAGAGGAGACTGACGATGGCTAGACAGAGCCACACAGCGCTGACCGCGCTGGGCACGAAAACGGACCAATACACGGCCAATGCAGCCGATCTGGCCATGACCGCGGCTGACACAGAGAACGATGAAGAGGTGACGTTCACCGGGGCTGAGATCATCATCGCGCACAACACGGGCGGCGAGGCGCATACGATCACGATCTCAAGTGTGGTCGACAACCTTGGCCGCGACGGGGACATCTCGGCATACAGCCTTGGGGCCGGCGAGTACGCGGTCTTTGGGCCGTTCGGCACGGAGGGCTGGCTGCAGAGCACCGGCAAGCTCCATTTCGAGGCGAACCACGCGGAGATCAAGTTCGGCGTGGTCAAGCTGCCGCTCTAGGGCAGACAGGAGACAGACATGACGAGCAATGCAGCATACGGAACTTTGCTTCAGCAGGGCGATGGCGGGACGCCTACCGAATCGTTTACGACGGTCGCGCAGGTGAGCAACATCAGTGGCCCTGGATTGAGCATGGACGCGCTGGATGTCACGCACCACAGCTCGACGGCCGGATGGCGCGAGTTTATCGGCGGACTGATGGACGGCGGCGAGGTCACGGTCGATATCTTCTATGATCCGGTCGCGGGTACGCACGACGGATCCACGGGCCTGATCAAGGACATGGAAGATCGCACCGTGCGCAATTTCCAGCTGGTGTTCCCGGACGCGGGCACCACGACCTGGTCGTTCGCGGCGCTGGTGACCGGGTTCGAGCCCAGCGCGCCGATCGACGGTTCGCTCACCGCGAGCGTCACGCTCAAGCTCAGCGGGCAGCCGACGCTGGCCTAATGGCCACGGATGGCCATACGGACGGATCGCAGTGTGTTCTATCACATACCCAAGACCGGCGGCATGTGGGTCGAGGAGGCCATGCGCGCGAGCGGGCTGGCCTGCACGCCGTGCCGAGAAATAAGCCGGCATCCGTGGTGCCTGGTGGGCCGACACGCGACGCCGGACGGCGTGGCAGCGGCCGACAGGACCGGGTTCTCGTTTACCTTTGTGCGACATCCGCTGGGATGGTATCGCAGCTTCTGGGCCTATCGGGTGATGCTGGCCAATTTTAGCCCGGCAGATGATGGCGCGGTCTTTCCTCCCGATCTGTGCTGGGTCGAGAGCGGAGACAGGGCCACGATGTTCGAGCAGTTCGTGCAGCGCTGCCTGGATATGCACCCAGAGGGTTGGGTGACCTCCCTGTACCAATGCTATCTCGGCCTGGACTATGTAGGGAGACAGGAGCACCTGGTCGATGAACTGGTCGAGGCGCTGCGACGGGCCGGGGAGACGTTCGACGAGGCCGCACTGCGCGCGACGCCGCGGCGCAATCGAGCGGCCACCATGCCCAGGTTCCAGGACCAGTTGGCACTGAGCGCGGAGACCGTCGAGCGGGTGCTCGACTGCGAACGCTGGGTGATAGAGCGGTACTATGATCACAGGAGGAAGGTATGCCATACCTGACGCGAGAACAGATCCTGGAGGTCAAGGATCTGCAGTTTGAGGACGTGGAGGTGCCCGAGTGGGGCGGCACGCTGCGCGTGCGCGGCCTGACCGGGATCGAGCGCGACCGGTTCGAGGAGACCATTCTCGATCAACGGGGCAAGAACGTCAAGGTCAAGATGACCAACCTGCGCGCGCGCCTGGTGGTACTGAGCGTGGTGGATGAGCAGGATCAGGCCCTCTTTACGCAGAATGACATCGGGGTCCTGGGCCGCAAGAGCGCAGCTGCCCTGCAGCGGGTGTTCAACGTGGCCCAGCGCCTCTCTGGCTTCTCTGATGAGGACCTGGAGGAACTGGCAAAAAACTCGAGCGACGCCCAGAGCGACGGTTCTATTTCCGACTAGCGGCGCATCTGGGCAAGACGGTCGCACAACTGCTGTACGAGATCTCGAGCCGGGAGCTGAGCGAGTGGATGGAATACTATCAGCTCGAACCGTTCGGGCCAGAGCGCGCGGACCTGCGCGCGGGCATCGTCGCTGCCACGATCGCCAACACGGCGCGCGATCCCAAGAAACGGCGCAAGCCGTTCGGGCCGGATGAGTTTATGCCGCAGTTCGGGCAGCGGCAACAGGGTCAGCCCTGGGAGCAGCAGCTGCAGATCGTGGAGATGCTCAACAAGGCGTTTGGGGGACAGGACCTGAGACCAAAGGATCCGTAGATGGCTACACTGGCGACGTTGGTGGTCAAGCTGACCGCGGACACCGGCGAGTTCGTCGACAAGATGAAGTCCAGCGAAAAGAGCGCTGGCGGCTTTGTCGATGGCATCAAGAAACGGGTGCAGACCGTTGGCAAGGTCGCGCTGGGCGGGCTGGGCGTCGTGGCAGGCGCGGCCGGCACGGCGGCCGTGGGGCTGCTCGAGCTGGCCAAGGGCGCGGCGCCGGTGGAGGGGCTGCAGCGCGCCTTTGAGGGCCTGGCCGAGAGCTCGGGGCAGAGCGCAGACGCGCTCTTGTCCTCGCTCAAAGAGGGCTCGGCCGGGATGGTCGCACAGCGTGACCTGATGGAGAGCTACAACAAGGCCGCTCAGCTGGTGGGCACGACCTTTGCCAACGAGCTCCCGGGTGCCATGCAGTACCTGGGCAAGGTCTCGGCGGCGACCGGGCAGGATATGGGTTTTCTGCTCGACAGCCTCGTGACCGGTGTGGGCCGTCTGAGCCCGATGATCCTGGACAACTTGGGCATTCAGGTCAACCTGACTGAGGCCACGGAGGCCTATGCTGCGAGCCTGGGCAAAGAGGCGAAAGAGCTCACCAAGAGCGAGCAGCAGGCGGCGCTGATGGCACAGGTGATGGAGAAGCTGCGCACCAATACGGCCGCGATGCCCGAGGTGCAGGGCACGGCGGCGGCGAGCATGGCACAGTGGACGGCAACGGTGCAGGATCTCAAGGACCGGTTGGGCATGGCATTGCTCCCGGTGCTCAACACGCTGATGCAAGTCGTGATGAGCCTGCTCCCGCTCCTGGATCCGGTCATTAACGCCTTCATGAACTTTGTCCCGACGATCCAGCGGGTGGCCGAGGCCGTCCAGACTTTTGTCCAGGGCGTGATGTCTGGCGCGGATCCGATCGCAGCGCTGACGGTCGCCCTGTACAAGCTCTTCCCGGCCGAGGTCGCACAGCCGATCGTCGATGCGCTGAGCAGCGTGCGCGATGGGATCCAGCGGGTGATCGAGGCTGTCAGTCCATATATCCAGATCGCTGCGGAATGGATAGGCAAAAACGTCAAGGTCACGGACGTGCTGATCGCGCTGGGCATCGCCATCGCCTCGGTCGTCATTCCTGCGCTCATCTCTGTGGTGACCGCGGCGGCGCCGGTCGTGGCCACGGTCGTGGCCCT